GGTGGGCCCGTTAAGGGTGGAACCCATACCCTACTGCATTACTACAGATTACAAACGCTGTCGTCTGCTGCCCACTCGGGGTAGAAGCCGCTGTTGCGCTTGTAGAACCACACAGCAACACGGGACTGCTGATCACCAGTTGCTAGCGCAGCTGATGCTGGCAATCCACGCAGTTGCGTGGTCGCATACCACCATATGTACGGTGTAAACTGATACCAACCAGCAGCGTGACTGTGTATCTCAACAGACCGCACGTGGTTTCGGCTCTCGTGATAACGAATGCAAGCAAATTTTACTTGCACTGCCATCGGCAATTGCCTTGTAGCATCAGTGACATCAGGCCATGAAGCTGTTGAGTCGTATGGTTCCGTGTCCCATCGTTGCAACGTAGCTGGTAGAACCAGTGGGCGAGTATTGCTATACCAATTAAGGTTAGCTGCAGTGATATCTTGCACCTGATAAGCGGGAGCATGATAACTTATTAGCTTACTCACCAGTGGCTTGACCTCTGATGCCTGGGTCTGCCCAGACACATAGGTGAAGTTACCTGGTTGTAACACAACTACTGATGTTACAGCAATGGCACCAAGAACACACATCTTTTTCAGTGTACTCATGTACCTTACCTTCCTACTTGTACTGCATGTGGGATTGCTAATCCCCTCGGCCTTACCACCCAATGTTCCGAGTGGTAAAGCCTGAGCAATCAGCAATCAATCCTCTTCAAGCGTCCAGGGCTCACCGTCCTTGTAACTGTGAAGACAACAGTTGCAATCATATTCTAACCCACCAAAGGTGAAGGTTTGTGAAGGGAACGTCTGTTCAACCATCTCGTCGAGCGTGGGCCTTGGCTCATTCAACTCAACGATGAAGAACCGAGTGGTACACGTACCATCTTTAGCCTGGATGTAGTTGTAGAAACCAAACTGGTTGTCTAAATCAGACACGAGTTCCCAAACGAGTTGATTGTCGAAGCCTCGTTCACCCATGCGGGCTACATTGACTGCAGCAATCGCATCGACTTGACTATCAAACGTTCCGTAGTCAATCGCCCTACTCAGGTGATTACCAATGACCATGAACTTACTCATATTACTTGCCCTCCTCAAAAGAGTCGATCCATGCAGAGAAAGCGCCAATGGCTTTGCTCGTCCTGTATGAATCAATCTTCTCCAAGATCTCATTGGATACTCCAAGAGCACCCGAGACTTGGTCATCAGTGAAGGGAAGGTCATCGATAATAGCAACCTGTGCAGCGAGTTGCTTACCGATCACTTCGAATGCATACAGAATAGTATCCATGTCCTCATCGGTGAAGCCAGCGCTGGTTAGCCTGTCAACGTTTAACATATAATTGCCTTTCTTGTTTTGTTTTAGATTAATCAATTTCACAATTGTTTAATCCATCGGTAGCCCGATGATGTTCCTTCGGACTACCTGTGGATGAATCAATTACTGATACTGAATAGCACCATCCCTGTCTGGATCGTACAGATCAACTTGTTGGTTGACTAATAGGTGGTAGAATGAACGGTCAATCCTTGTGGACTGACAAGTATCAAGGTGCTTAACATCAAGGAACTTGTAACTCCTACGTTCTTCTGCCTTGATAGTGCGGAAGACATGTGTTACTTCCCAGAGGTCATCCTCGGCAACTGTTGTGTCCCAAAAGTGGGGGATGAATGACTTCCTCGTGGGTGTGGTGTACAGATGATTCCATGTACCACCCTGAGGGTTACCTTCAATCTCTACAACCGCAAGGACATCCCACAGATCAAACACAGCCAAGTGGATGTGACGACCAGCTATCGGGGAATCTTCTTCAGTACTCTCGTATTTCCAACAAGCACTGAAGTATGACTTTAACATAACTTACTCCTTTTGTTTGGTTGATACTGCTTACTTGGTTAATCTATCTCCCGATTGTTTAACCCATAGATAGCCCGAATCGCGGGGACCCGGACTACCTAGGATCAATCAAGGGATATGCTCAAGCCCACCCAGCGGGGGACTGGGTGAGCCTGAGCAACCCTTAGTTACTGCCTGCTAGATAATACCTAGCAGTTCCACTGCTTTTGTTACTGCACCTTGCGCTTTGAGATGCGCACTAAATGCGCTTCTTGACCCATCTTCTCACCGTCGATGATGTCATACTCGATGAATGAGGCGACGTAGTCACCATCTTCATCAAGATCCCACCCCTTGCTAATGGGCAAGACTTCCTTGCCGGGCCGGGGGGTTGAGTACCACTTCTCCACCGCAATTTGGGCATCCTTCAATTCCTTGAAGAGACCAAACCAATGGATGGACAAGATATTGATACCCTGTTCGTGAGCGTGGGCGCTAACCGTCATTTCTACTGCCCATACCTTCATCAGCATTCCTCCTGTTCAATTGTTTCATCCTCATCAAGCAAGTAATACTCACCACACTTGCATAGCGTTGAGTTATGGTACATTACTGCTCAGCCTTAGCAACGTAGTTGGGATTCTCCTCAACAATTGCTACACGCTTGCTAGCCTTCTTCAGATTACGCTTAGCCTGGCTGGGCAACCCGTTAATATCAATGGGCGTGAGTTCGTAGCGATAGACTTTCCACGATTCATAGGCGTTAAAAGTCCTTGGTACAAGAACTAAGCGGAAACCCTCCATCACTCCACCAGTATCCATTGTGTACCACTGGATATCGTGGTGGGCTAGGGCTTCCTCTCGCTTGACCCAATAAGTCCTGTCACGGTCCTCTAGGTCATTGCACTTAGATACCCTTGTACTAGATCTCGTGCACTCGGTACGCTCAAGCATCCAAACAGTGAATGTATTCACTAGTAACTCCTTACTTTAGAGGTTGGTTAGTCCTCGGTTGAACCATAGGTGGCACGAACAAATACTCCTGCTCGTACCACCGAGGGACAATCGATTACTTACTATCTTTACAGCAGCAAGGTGTGAACTCCCCGCCTTCAAGCTCGTAGTACTCACCATCGCAAGCACTGCAGTAATGATCCGCTACAGCTTCGGGGAATGGGTGGAATGGTTCTTCCTGAGCAGTTCCATCAAAGGCATAACCTGAAGCATGGACATCATGCTGGTTGAACTGTTAAACAATGCGTGAACAGAACTAACTGGCATGTCCAACTCTTCAGCCAATGCCCGGTAATCCATATTGGATTTAGCCAACGCTTGCTTAAGCATCAGCTGGTACGTAGCACGCAACTCTGATTCTTTGCGTTCACGTACTGGGTTCTTGGCAGGCTTAGGCATACGTACTACTTGAAACGGTGAGCACCGCCGTGGCCGGAGACAAGAACGCAATCCCCACGGTAACTGCAGGACTTATCTGCTGCAAGGCGGGCAAACAGCAAATCGTTCCTACTGTAGAACACAACTACACTCTCAAGCAATTCCCTCTCCACTTGCAAGCATTGCCAGAGCTGGCGGGCATCGTACATCTTCTTGTGATACTGCTCGTCAAGCTCACGTTGCTTCTGCTCTTCAAACTTCAGCAAATCAATGCGTGCTTTGATCTTCTTGAGTTGAGCGGTCGTCATGAATGTATTCACTAGTAACTCCTTACTTAGGGTAGGACTTGCCCCTTATAGTTTGTCCCAATAGCACCGCCATCCACTCACTAGATGATGATGCTATTGCAACCAACTATATAAGTATAAGAATATTTGTAACTGGGGGGAGTAGCTTATGCGTCAACATAAGACATTTTTTATAACACCCACATTTATAAGCTATTAATATATAACCCCCCCCACTTAACCCCCATAAGTTACCCATATAATACCTAATAACCTATGAGTTTATGAGTTTATGAGTTTATGAGTTTACTAACTTATGAACCCACTTATCAGCCACCTAGTAGCCTACTTAAGGGTATATTAGTGATTAATTATGCACTCGAGTGATTAAAGGCACTCCTATAGAGGGGGTAAATACAAAAGCTATGCAATTTTAATCACTAATAGCTAGCATTACCCCTACTCTATAGGTTATTAAGTTGAAAGCATGCGTGTATAATGTATACTTGTCATTACAACCTACATGGTACCTTTCAACCCCTGAGGTTGTGCCCTATCCTTACAAGACACAACCTCAGGTCCGTGTTCTTTGTCACAATCAAGGGCCACACAGATGGTTTCTCCGGCATTGATTACATACATAGTACGTATGCTCCTTACTCGCTTAGTTAGTTGTTTAGTTAATTAGCTTTGACATCTCACGACGTGGTCCCCCACTTAAGCTATGAACTTAAGGACATACTTCGCCGGTACATACCTGGGGGTGGCCCGTTAGAGGTGGAACCATACCTTACAGCTTATTGCTTTGTTATGCTTCGAGGAGAACTTCGTCCTCGGACTGAACCTGAGCCTCGAGAGAGCTCAAGAGCCCCTTGTAGGTGCTCAGGAACAGGAACTGCTGGGCGCTACGCTTGCCGCTGCGGACAATGTCCTCGAAGACGTCCTGATCGATGGTGTTCAGGATCTCCTCGTAGGCAGCTACACGACCGTACTCGTAAACGAAGTCCACGTGCTGGTCGTAGGAAGACGGGTCTCCAAGCGTGAGCTTGACCTGCAGGCCGTTCTTCATGGTGAAGAACTGCTGCTTGTCCATGTCACGGATGTACAACTTGTCTCCGATCCAACCACCGAACTTGGCAGTGCCCTTACCGGTCCAGGGACCAGGGATGCTTGAGGTGGCAGACTGACTACGACGCTGGAATCCGAAGTACTCACCGACCGTGTCCTGCTGCAGGCCAGTAACGATCTGGAGCTGACTGCGGTTGGTCTTGTACTTCTTGGAGTCAGGGTACAGCATTGGTCCGCTGATCACGGAGTCCGAAGACAACCGAGTCATGACTGATTCCACGTGGTCACCGTAGTTGAGCTGTTCGTCAGTGAACACGTCGAAGATACCGTCGATACCGATGGTCTTCTTGTGCGCACGCCGACGAGCGATTGCCACTACTTCGTTGAGTGTGTACCCACCGAGTGCGAGGACCTGGACGGAGTCGATGAAGGCACTCCGCTTTTGGTCACCAGCTTCAGTGCGCAGCTCACGACGCATGGCCGTGATCTCCTCTGCAGTGACAGCTTCTACGGTGATGAGGTTGAACTGTGACATTAGTGTCACCTTTCTGTTATTTTGGTTTTAGCTCAGATCCGCTGAGTTACCGGCTTACTACATGCTCCTGCATCCCTGCAGTGGCGCACCCAGTGAGGGAATGACCCCTCACCCAGCCCACAACTGAATGTGGACTAGCCTAGATGGATTGTCTAGGTGGGTTGATGCCTTCGCTACTCGTTGCTGAGTGCTGCCCGAATCATCCTGGTGAGTTCGTCACCAGACTGTGCCTTAGGAGCACGCTGAATGATTCCGAGCTTTGCGACTGCCTCGAACTCTTCCTCACGCTCCCTGAACTCAGACATTGCACTCTGGTTGACAGTGATGGATGGTGCTGTCTTCTTAACAGCCTGCCCGATCACCCACTCAACTGGAGCGAATTCAGTCTTACTCATGGTCTTACTCCTTACTTGGTTGTTTGTATTCAATGTCTCCCGACATGCCTCCACCCACCAACCGATGTATAGTCAGTTGATGAGTGCGAGCCTGTGGAGAGCCTTACCACATATCGTGCTTCGGTTCAGAGCAGTACCACTTGTCCTCGTCCTTAACGATCTTGACCTTGACCACGACCCCTGGAGCTATCTCTTCGTAGTCCCAGCAGTCGTCCTCAAAGGGACCGTATGCGTACTCAGCCCAAGCAACCCAGTTCTTAATCTCAACCTCGTACTGCTTGAAGAACTGAGCGAAGGCGACCTTGATTTCGGCCACCTGCTCATTCACGGCTTCACCCATGATGTACTCCCTTTCTTGTTTGGTTTGGTTTGTTGATGTCTCACGACATAGGCCACACGTCAGGTAACGCACCTGATCTGTCCCTGAGCTGGAACAGTCCACTAGGACGCGGATCATACGTAGTAACGCTGTGGTAGAACACCACCACAACACCACCAGGTTGGAGAGAGAATGTTCAAGCAATGGTTTGTTGCCTTCGCTTACTTATACAAGCTTCTATCATCAGCTCGTTGCAATCTACAACATCCAATTACATGTGCTTATCATCTCCGTACTTCGTAGCAATGGCCTAAGAACCATAAAGAAGTTCATAACCTTTTTGCATCCTTGTTCATTTGCTCAATCTAAGCTTTATACTAGGATGCTGAGTTTTGCCATTTCCAGAACTACTGGGTTGTAGAGGAATCGACGGAGAGGGGCCTAAACGGGGCTATGGGGCTCTCTAATGGCTTTCTAATGGGTTGCTCTATGGGACCCCTTTTACAGCGTAAAAAACGCCTTTAAAAAATAGCGCGGGGGCTCTAAGCCCTTTTGCAATACTAAGTGCACGTAAGTATGATGCATACGAAAAGAGAAAACCCCTCCTCAGGGGTTACCTAAAGAGGGGTTCAATCTTTAATCATCGGCACCGCAGCAGATGTCATCAGAGTTTTTCTGATACTTCCACTCTAGCATCCGGCAATGTAAATACAAGCACTTTTTGAAGTAGTTGTCAGATAAGAGTCAAACTGCTGAATGGGTCGTCGATGCATACATTTTATTGGGTACTGTTCTACTCATTCATTGGTTGTCTATGCATGATTGCACGAGATATATTAAATACTATTTTAACCGATGCCATTGCCAATGGCCACCACAAGCTGGCTGGCAACATGGATGGCCTCTCAGACGTGGTTAATATCGTCTTAGCGGCGTTCTCTGGCGTTAACCTTATCCACCTGGGGTGGATGGGTTGGCTAGGCATTCTACCAATTGGTATCGTAGGGAAGATTACGACTGAAAAGGCCACAAAGTGGTCCCACAAAAATATAAAGGCAGAAACAGAATGAAGAACTGGAACAATCGCTACGCGCACGAAGTTGATCCAAACGATGAGCACACCAGTCTCGAACTGCACCTCCACGGAGATAACCGAAACAATAGCATAGATGAACTCAAAGATTTTATAAATGGTATCAAGGTTGATCATGCAGGAGTTTCGAATGCACTTAAGCTCGATCCTGCGGGCATTGCCAATGCATCTGAGCTCGATGATCGTCATAACGTTGAACAAGCGGGACACGCCGAAGCTTTGCAGAGATTGCAACAAATCATTCAAGGACTTGGCGGGGCATCTAACCGTTGCAAGCACGGTATCAGCAGGGGTGCAGAGTTCTTTGGAGCTAATTGCCCCCTTTGCTCCGAGGAACAGAGTGATAAGAACTTCTTCAAGGGTGCAAGCGGAGATTGGGACGATGCTCCACGACGCAGCGAACCAATGGGTGAACGCGGCAATGCATGGGGCAAGCGTTGTGACTGGTGCGGTGAGCGTGATGACCTCGTAAGAGACCTTAGCCAAGAGTACGGTACTGGTTACAAGTGCCGATTAGGTTGCTTGTAACTTTTGACGTAATAGCTAGAACCCTTATATTACACGGGAAATTTGGAAATTCGGTAGTATTTTATTGGGCGCGAGTCCTGCGGTACAACAAACAAAAAGGTTTATATGACAACCAATGGTAAAAAAGCAGTTTTTAACAGTAAATACACTTCTAAAGAAGAAAATTTAGCTGATAGAGTCGATTCAGATTATAAAGACGACTCTGCCAGCACTGGCCTAAGTCTTGTTTACGATAAACACAGTGGTTATGTGACCCAGAGAGAAGATCCTGAGTATAGTCAATCTCCAAAAGACGCTAAGAGAGCCGCTAAGTCGTATATCAAGAGTTTGGCTCCTGGTGAACAACCGCATCCAGATGCTGTTAGCCTGTTTGGACTTAAAAAGAATAGACTTGGTCAATGGAGTCATGATCGTGGTTCCTCGAGGCTTGCGAACGTAAATACTCTAGCAGATTATGCAGAGACGCCTGTCATTCCAAAGGCTCGTTCAGGCATGACGGGGTACTCAAGCGATTTCCGCTTTGGTGTAAAGCCAAACCTTACCATCGGTGATGGCATTTTGGCCCCTCACATGCATATTGGTTATAAAACTAATGAAGAGTCTGGCGAGATAGAGCCAATTACTGCTGGTGAGTACCAAAGCCGTGGTAAAAAATACACGGCACAACCCGTTAAAACAATTGGTGCCGCCAAACAGTACCGTGAAGGCCTCATTGAACGTCTATTCAATAGTGGTAGAGACGTTACCGGCAAAGATTACTGGGAAGAAGTTCATAAGCCTGCGACACTTTTAACGCATGGTCGTAGGATTACAGAAAATGATCCTGCCACAGAAGGTTCAGAGAACAAAAACTGGCATGGTTTTGGACCAGAGGGTTCTCCTTTGCATGCACAGCTTCAAATTAACCCTGTTGTCCAAACTATGTGCAACCATACCATCCTTGATCATGAAGAATTAGGCCGAGAAGAAGACGTTGTTAAGCGTTTTGGTGAAGGTAGTGCTTCAAAAAAAGCTTTAAAATCTTTGGGAGAGCTGAAAGCTTCTAAGGCACAACTGCTCGAGGATGGTAAAACAGCAAATTTTGTGATGTGCCATTGTCCACACTGTGCTGTTGACCAACAAGCCAATGGTTTTAACAGCATTTTTGACATGCAACACCACCAAAAAGCTGCTACCCATGAAGATAAGAAAATCAGAGAAGCTTATTTCAAAGGTTATCCAGTTCCAATTCACTCAGAATTGGGTAGAATCTCCGATTTAGGACCAGTTGGCAAACTTTGTCATCACAGAACATTCGCTGGAACTGCTTCATACAATAGATTCGTTAGTCATATTCTTAAATTTCATAAAGAAAGAAAAGAAGGCAAAACTCTTCCACCAATTCCTACCTTTAGAGGTACTAGTACGGGTGCTGGAATTGGTGTTCAATTCGATCCATTGGTTATGAGTCGTAGATTACCTGAAGTATTGCCAGAACTTGATGATGACTAATAAAAAGTTTAACTAATTCTTATGAAAATAGACTTGACAAGAACAAAAAATCTCTTATATATTATATTAAGGAAAACTGATGACTAATCATTCAGAAAACTTCTCTAATAACACAGAGAAAAATGATAAAGAGTTACTTAATACCTCTCGGTTTAAGGAAAATACTCACAATACACGTTTATTAGTTGATAAGAGCATAGAAATGCTCTCAGCTGATAAAGAGTATTCATCAGAAGGCAAAATTTATCGTTTAACTATGTCTGAATATGACACTAGTGATGGATACTGCGTTGAGTATTCAAAGAATATTGAACTTTTTGACTTTTCAATGATCCTTTTTGAGATCTTTGGTATAGATCTTGACGAATATGAAGACTTTTCTACTTATCCAGAGTCTGAAGAAGACGTAATGGTATTTAATAGCATTGAAGAAGTCATTGATTACTTAAAAGATAAGAAAGACAACGACTAATGTCAATAGAGGAGCATAACCAGAATGTCACTCATCATTATCTTGTTCATTTTCCTGAGCATCCTGAGCGCACCTCCGATCCACATTACAAGGATTTTAACGCTTACCGACGTAGAACGAAAGACTCTGCTGTTTGTGCTATCGGTGCTCGTAGGAATGATTTTAGCGAGTGCACTTTAGATAAGCCTTTGGAACTACACCACTCGCACATTGAATTCTCACTCCAAAATGGCGTCGATCTCAAGTGGCTTGAGGTGGATTACCCCGGTGTTTCTGATCCTGACAACGTTGGTGAATGGGTAGAGAGTGCAGCGAACCTTGTATGGCTTTGCTTGTTCCACCACAGAGGCTTCGGAGGTGCCCATACAGCCTCTGCAAGTGATTATGAAGCAGAGAAGTACGTGCGAGGTCTTATCGCGGCTCCTGGGGCAATACAGGGGGCAATGAAGGCAAACCTGCCAAACCCACCGGAGACAATTATATGAGCTGGAACAAAAGATATGCTTCTGAGCATCCAAATTCAGAATATATAATCAATCAACTTCTTGAAGATTATCCAAAAAACTCATTCGGTTGGATCCGTGATGCTCAGTGGTCTCACCCTATGTCGATTCCTCTTGAAAATATCGATTATTCAAACGAAAAAACTTGGAGAGCTTTTCATGAGCCTGAAAAAGTAAAGAAATTTGAAAAGAAAATAAAAAAGAATAAATTTATGCCAGTCATACTGGTCCAAACGCCAAAGAACAAAAAATTAATTGTTATTGATGGGCATCACCGAGCTTTAGCATTCGAGAACCTTAATCGTCCAGTGGTTGCTTGGGTTGGCAAAGTCGATAAAGAGGTTGGCCCTTGGGATGCATTCCATGACAAGCAAAATCGAGTTGAAGCTGTAGATAAGCAATGAATTGGTCTGAGCGATACGCTGCTCAAGGTGACGATATGCCCACTGTCATCAAAAAAATACGTGACAATGTCACAAAATATAAAGATGCTCGTTCGGCACCCCATACTTGGTTAAAAAACTATGACAACGCTATTGCAAATGGTGCTAATCATCGTAATTTGATGACTGTTTGCAGAGATAATGCCAGCCAAGCTCACCAAATGGCACAGACTAATAGCAGCAGGTATTATTCGAACAAAAATTTGTGGAATGAACTTGGTGATCATCACATGCGTGAATCTCATTAAGAAGGAGAGCAATGAAAGACAGAATCGTCGGTAAATTAGGAAAATTAGATGCGCGGAGGCCTTCAGGGTTGCACATGTTGGCTTTTTATCAGCAAAATCCACTTCCTAAGGCTCCAGAAAGTGTTCCAGTTCCAAATGTTAGCAATTGGGGAGTTTTAGGGAACGACAAGTATGGTGATTGTACGTTCGCAGGCATTGTCCATGCGAAAATGGCCAACGCAGCTGTGCTAGGCATCCAAGAAGCTTTCCCAAGTGACGATGAAGTTGTGCAAGCATACCTTGGCTATACTAATGGGCAAGACCATGGTGCTGTAGAAGCCGATTTGCTTCAATCTTGGCAAACGAATGGATTTTTTGGATCAAAGTTAACAGCTTATGCTCCAACTGATCATGCAGATTTTGATGAGCTGCGCAGTGTCATTGATAGTTATGGCCTTGCTTACATTGGTGTTCAACTCCCAGTTACTTTCCAGCAACAATTCATGCAGAATCAACCATGGGATTTAACAGGAACTCCAGCGGATAACCAAATCGAAGGTGGGCACTGCATCATTCTTGTTGGATACGATCAAGATCATGTCCAATGTATTACCTGGGGTAAAGTGCAACAGATTACGTGGAGATGGTTGCAAAACTACATGGAAGAGAGCTGGGCTCTAATCACTCCAGAAATTGTTGAAAAAGGTGCTTATGGTGACATGCGCATCGATGACTTGACCGCTGATTTAGGAAAATTATAATGACTATACCCAAAAGAACTGATGAAATTCTGGATGAAAGAAAATTAGCATTTGCTCCAATGACAACTGTTCCTATGACTGAGGGTCTTACAACCTCCTTGACGACACCTTTTAAAACTGAGAATAGTAATTCTGGTAATAGTAGTAGCGGTGCTACTGTATTCCATCCAGGTATTCCGGGTGGTATTGGTAAACCTCCTATTGCTCCAACAGCAACTGGGTCCGAAGAAGCACCCGAAGAAGAAGACGAAGAAGCACCCACGCAGAATAAATCGAAGGGGTTAAACCTAAGTGTCGATATTCCTCGTCCTATGCTGGATGTAGCAACATCAGCTAACCCAAGAAATTCAAGCGTTAATAGCAATAGATTGTTTGAACTAATCCAAGAAGATCATAATGAGCGTATTGCTAGCTTTGATGATTATTCTACGACTTGGTCATAAGAGTTAAAATGACTCTTGGAGTGCAGTAGCTACTGATGAAATACGCTGAGCAAGGCAACGGTAACTATGGGGATGATGCTTCCCTACAAGGTATCGAAGCGCCTACCGAAGATGAAGAGGAAACTGGCTTTGGCCTGCCTGGTCAATCTGCTGTAGGAACTGTTGGTTTTTTTAGAAAAGCTGATATTGGTAATGAAGATGAGAACTCTACTGAACTTGTTGCACCAAAGCGTGAAAATACTACTGATGTAACTGGTGAACCACCTATCGTAAGCAACGAAGGCCTTGCAAGCGTTGCCCCAGGTTCACTCTCAACAATTATTGGAATTGGAGCAAAAAAAATGAGTTTAGACGCACGAATCGCTTATGTGATGGGAAATGGTGAGCCAAGTTGCAACCACTGTGAGCGAACTTTTATCCCAGAGGTTCTGGGTGCTCGTATGGCTTGTACAAATTGTGGGTGTGATCAACCTAATAACGATCATGGCCTTGGTGCTAACAATTTTAGCAATGTTGAAGGGCCAACTGCGGGCGATTTAGACGCTGGCAAAGATATTGTTAAAGAAGAAGTTAAGACTGGAAGCACCGAAGAATTTATGTCATTCTTTGCAGTTTCAGGCGATGCTAGCAAACTTTATTACCAGGGCTATAACGACGCACAGGCTGGAAAACCTCTTGATGAAGATCTTGCTCTATTAAGCAAAGATTACTATCAGGGGTATGAACAATACAAGTTTTATAATAAGACTCCTCAACAGAGTGAGGGCCAAAAATTATTTGATATTAAGCCCAATAGTAACTCTTTGCCACGACCTGGTGTCATGAAGACTGACGAAGTCGATGCTGGCCCAGCTGAGTTAACTGATGGCATGTATCGAGCTACAGCTAGCAAGAGCATTTTCCCAATTGATGTCATTCAAAAGTTCTTCGAGGTCTAATGATGAATAAGTGCTTGATTTGTAAGAGTGGTTCACTTGTTGTAAAAACAAGTAATCGTGGTAGAGAAGCATATTGCAAAGATTGTCGTCGTATTAATGAGAGCGCGACTCTTGGATTTAAATTCGCTGCTATAGAGCCAGACCCATGCAAGACTGAAGATGGTCGGCCTGGATTCAAGGGCCCTGGATTAAAAGCAGTCTGCCATCCTTATACAAACGATGAAGAAAAAGAAGACGCTAAGAAAAAAGCTACCGAATCTGTCTATGCTTTTGAGCACCGTCGTGCTGCTACTAAGCTTGTAAACGGTACTGCTTATTTCACAGGATTACCTGCGTACGCTTCTGATGGATCACAACAGTCTTCACCAGATTATACTGATCCTCAAATTAATCCCCAATTGGATCAAAGCCCAATAGGTGAAGTAACAGCACCAGGTGGAATGCAACCCGGTGAACTCAATGGTGCAAACCCATTAAACAGCGGTACTACAGCTAGCAAAAGATTAGCTGAATTAATCCAAGATGACCTTGGCCCAGGATTTTGTACAGAACATATGTCCTACGATGAATGTAAACATGACAAGTAATCGCAATAGTCATTAAGGAAAAAGAAAGATTCCATCATGAACTACGAAAATATTGAATTAGAAGCTAAGACAGCTGCTGCTGATACTCGCTGGTTTAACGGCACCTCTGAAAGCATCCTCATACGCCTAGACAGACTACAGGACATCCTTGACAGAACAAGAGTCGCGGCGAGCAACCCCAACACAACTGACCGAGAGCTCGAGCGTTATGCAGGAGTATTGGCAGAGCTTGGTGCAGAAAAAGAACAGCTTGAGAAGCTTGCCTCCGAGTATGTTGATTTTGATGCTGAAGACTACCTCAATAGTTTGCCTGGTGGAACAATCGCTAAAGAGTACCGCGTCAGCAGTGCTGGTACGAGTGATCTCGGTGCTGATGATGGCAGCTTACTTTATCGCACGGCTGCATCCATCGAAAATGAATTCGAAGATGCTGACTGGATTAATTTTGTAACTGCGGGTGCTGAAGTCTGGATCGAAGACCAAAACAATCGCTTGCTGAAGAGCCAATCGAATACTCGTGAAGCAGCTGTGTTCTACGTCGAGAAGAAGACTCTGCCTATCCTTGATTCAGCAAAGCGTGCATCCATCATTGATAACTTTGTAGACAATGTAGAAATCTGTCGCCGTGCTAAGAATGATGGCAATGAATTCCGTAGTATCAAGAGTGCCGGTAAGAATAAGCTTGCTGCATCTTTTGTCCAGGATGCGATCGATGATTCATTCGGGAACGACTTGAACTGGCTATAATTTATGCCTGAAACTTGGAATGGGTTCAGATTCGTAGGCGCCGTAGAAGACGACACTAGAAAACCAGAATACGAAGAAAATGCTAGTGATTTAATCACTGCTTTAAAAAGGATGCTTGCTGAAGCGTACGTCCTTTACCACACTATTCATGGGTTTCATTGGAATGTTATTGGCAATGACTTCTATCAATATCATAAATTCTTTGATGAAATTGTAGATGATATCTATGAGAACATTGATCCCATTGCAGAAAACATTAGAAAACTTGATGCTAAAGCTCCTTTTGTTATGAGCCAATTGATTGGACTTAGTAGGATTAAAGAAGTAGGTTATATCGATGATGATTCACAAAAACTTGCTAAACAATTTCTTGATATGAATAACGAGTATATTGATCATATTAAAAAAGCCTTTATTCTTGCTAATAAAGAAAACCAACAAGGCATAGCAAATTTTATTGCTGAAAGAATAGATGCTCATCAAAAGTGGGCTTGGTTCTTGAAATCATCTACTGAGGGATAATGGATTCTACATCTGAGTACATCGGTAAGGTAGTTGCTTTGCTGACTGCTATTTTAAGTGAGCAAGAAAATTTAGCTTATGAAATGGTATTGGAAAGTAATCCTATCGAGTTGTTCAGCGCATTGGCCGGAGTACTTTTGAGTGCCTTGGGTAAGTTGGCAACTATAAATGATAAAAAGTTAGAGGACTACCTAAAAGACTTAGGTATGCTTGCTATTAGATCAGAATGAGTATGCAAGAATTACCAGAGGGCATAACGTTTAATAACGTTGAAGCTGACCCCGTTGAGATTGAGTTAGAATACGAAGTAATAAATAACACAAAATGCAATGCTTGTGGAGTAACTTTTGAGAGTGTCTTGTTCGATAACTTTGGCAGATATAAAGGCATAATCAAAGTACTGCCTAAAAATAGTGTTGTTTGGGAAAATTCTTTACCAAAAGATAAAACACGTTCAATAAAAATATTAGATGATAATCTAGTTATGAAGCTTGACAAACACAAAGAAAGGCATAAAAATGATTAGGTATAGTACCCAACCATCCAAAAACGCCGATGTGATTACTAATAGCCCAACATCAGAAATTAAGACCACAAAAGATCGTGGCAATCTTAATGGTGCTGATGATGGCAATGACCAATCGATCAGCGCAGTCGAAGACCTTCGGGTTGATGACGATAACGATTAAGGAAAAGCGTGTCCTCTAATAAAAGAGAGCAAGACCCCGCAACACACATTGTTATTCCAGATACTCAAGCCAAGAATGGTGTCCCAACTGATCACCTTACTTGGATCGGTAATTACATTGTAGAAGAGTTCCATAACCAAGATGTAAAGATAATTCATCTTGGTGACCATGCTGACATGCCAGCCCTTTCAATGTACGACAAGGGTAAGAAGAGCATGGAAGGCCGCAGAGTAAAAGCAGACATCGAAGCTGCTAATGAGCACTGGCATATTCTTAATCAGCCTCTTTATGATTATAACGAGACCAAACGCAAGAGTAAGCACGCAATCTGGAACCCTGAGCGTCATATCCTACTTGGGAACCACGAAGATCGAATCAATCGTGCTACTGAAATGGATGCTCAGATCGATGGTTTGTTTAGCACTGATGATCTTGACTATGCTAAGAGCGGTTGGAGAGTTAGCCCATTCAAGAAGATTCTATGGTTGGATGGAGTAGCTTATAGCCATTTCTTCTATAACCATATGACGGGTATCCCATACGGTGGCAACATCGATACTCGATTAAAGACTATTGGCCATTCATTCACTATGGGTCACCAACAGACATTCTTGTATGGTATGCGCTATGTCAATGACAGTGTTGAACCATACTCACAGCATGGTCTTGTTGCTGGTGCTTGTTTAACATTAGATCATAAAGTCCTTACTGCTGACTTGCGGTACATACCAATCGGTGATTTGCAAGTCGGTGATCAATTGGTTAGCTTCGATGAACATGTTACTGATAAAAGATCGCGTAGATTTAAGACAGGAACAGTTCTTGCCCTTAAGCCAGAAGAGCAAGAAGTCTTTGAAGTTACTATGGATGATGGTAAAACATTCAAAGCAACTGCTGATCACTTATGGCTTACCCGATGCGGTGGCCAAACTTCTGTAAAAGAAGGTGCTGCCTACCAATGGAGAACAACTAATTCTTTAAGAGTTGGTACAAAGATGGCAAAGCCGCTTGACTATTGGGAAGAAGATAAGTCCTATGATGGCGGGTACCTTGCTGGTATTCTTGATGGTGAAGGCTGCTATTATAAGAGAGAAACAACTGGCGGCGTTGTTGGTCAGCTGACGATTGCCCAAAAACCAGGTTATGTTCTTGATAAAATTAGATGCATTCTTTTAGATAAATATGGGATTAATACAACGAGTGACTTGAACAATCGTGGAGTCGTGTCTTTACGATTAAAGGGCGGTCTTGTAAAAATTGCCAAGGCTTTGGGTGAACTTAGACCTGTTAGGTTACTGCCAAAATTTAAGCCAGAAGATCTTGGCACCATGACTATATCTAAAAAAAATGCGCCTAAGGTTGTCTCAATCAAATCAGCTGGCGTTCAAACTATCATGAGAATTGATATCGATGCTAAAACTATGATTGTTGAGGGTTACGCTCATCATAATTGTTACCTGCATGACGAAGATTATAAGGGCCCACAAGGCAATGCTCACTTTAGAGGCATCGTCGTGAAGCATGGTGTTCGTAACGGTAGTTATGATATCCAACAGATCTCACTTGATTTTTTGTGCCGTAGGTATGAAGGCATGAGTCTAGAACGGTTTAAAAAGCTCAAGTACCCGCTTATGTAGTATATGGATAAACTAAAATCTACCCGAAAGAACTTTCGTTGCGTATTCAATAATTATGTGACAGAGTTCAACAAGGATAGCATTATCCAATCAGTTATCTCACAATTTCAAGGCTATTTTGCTGACCCAGAAGTCACGTTACATGATGAAGGTTTTATCATAACTCTAACCTTGGGCGATAGTTTATCCGCTACTATGGCAAGAGACAAAATCTTATGGAATAGTTTTATCGAAAGCGTTACTGCTCAAGATATTATACGAAAGATACAGATTCTACGTTTACCAAAGGCAGGCCTTATGGATTTTGGTGAGCGTGTAACTGGAGCCGGTAGTGTAGGCGGGTTTGGTCCAGAAGTTGATCCTATGACTGGTGATACTGGTGTCAATGAGAAATTGAACAATCCAAGAACTACAAAGCCACCGAAGTACCAAATCGATGGTGAACCAGATGATCCATTGGGGCACTTTGCAAGCATTCGTTTAGCTGACCCCACCGATCTCCCATCTGAAGACCAAACCTTTGTCCAGGGGTTGACGCCAGAAGGCCTTGATAGCAAATCAACAGTCCTTCAAGATGAACCAGGAGACTCATTGGAATCTGGTAAAAGACAAGTACCACGTGTATTCAACGCTGGTTTCAAAAGACTGTCATTCGAAAGCGACATGGCTGGTTCATTTACTTTAACACAACCTAATGGTTTTCAAAGTGTAAATGATTCTCCCCGTGATGGTGGGCTGCATGAAGAAGCAGGCGCTGCGACCGGTATTGGTGGTGGAGCTCCTATTAGCGGTGCTAGCTGGTATGTAACTCAGCCTGGGAACGAACAAGGCACTGATCTTGGAACTGAGCGAAACCGTGGTGATGCTTCAAGCGCACCATTCGGGAATATATCTGCTAGCAACACCACAAAAGCAGAAGAATATTCATCAGATGAGCTTGACCCAACCCACAATATTAGAGGTGAATATGGTTCCACCCTTGATGTCCTAGGTGTTGGTGATGACCCAATTGGTGGTGCATCTTATGGTTCTCTGTACTTTGGTTTAAACGAATTTTATGATTATGAAGGTGATGTAGATGACTACGACATATAAAGTGTATGCCGCCGGAGAAGACTCCCCAAAGTATGTTCCTGGAGATTTCCTTCTCGTTTCTACAGTTGGTGTCTTGGCTAAGCTTATTAGATTTGGACAATTTATCCGTTACCACGGTAGAATGAAGCCTTTCTCTCATTGGAACCATGCGGCAATGGTGGTTGATGAGGATGGCACTCTCATAGAAGCAGTAGGGCGTGGTGTCGTATATGGGCACGTAAGCGAATATAAGAACGTAGAATATTACTACGTCAGTACAAAGCTGAATAAGCAAAGTAGAGATCAAGTCATAGCAGCATGCAAAAGTTTCTTGAAAGATAAGTATGGTTGGTTTACCATAGCTTCTATCGCTCTAGAACTTATTACAGGTATAAAATTTGAATTCTCACAAAATAATCGAATGATTTGCAGCGCAGTTGTCGCACAATCACTTTGGGCTGGTGGAGTCATATTTGATTCAAATCCTTATCAAATGATGCCAGCAGATTTGGCAGCTTCTTTCGATATTTTATGCAAAACACTGATTTAGTGATAGAATTGACTTTTTGACTTTTTGATCATAATGTTATATTATGAAAAAAGTAACGATTGTTATTAGTTATGATGCTATGAACGCACAAAGCGATGAGCTCGCAAGCCAAGAAATCAGTGAAACTATTGCTGGACTTATGAATAGTTTGCGAACCCAAGTTAATGGCGTACAAGTATCTGTCAAATTTCAAAACAATAATAAGGAGAAGTAAATGAATACTGTAGAACAGAATTATATCCGTAATGTTGTACGTACAGGAGTACCTCTTGCTGTAGGCGCAGTTGTAACATGGTTGACGAGCAAGGGTATTAACCTTAACGCTGGCCAGTTCGCTGCGCTTACGCCCGTATTTGGTACTGTGTACTATGCTGTCATCCGATTCTTGGAGACAAAGTTCCCCAAGCTTTCTTGGCTGCTTGGTGCATTGCCTGCCGAGGCTACGACTGATGTAACCCCAACACCAGTTCCCGTATTGCCTCCTCTGGTGCCGGTGGTCCCTACGCCTGCTCCTGCTCCTGCAGCAGCTGCTAAGAAGCCTACGCCTAAGAAGAAGTAACTTTTAAAGGTTAGAACTATCCCTGCACCGAGCAGATAGCTAACCCAACGTTGCAGAGTACGTCCTCGGGTTTGGCGTACTCACTTGGTCCGTTAGCTCAGGTGGTTAGAGCATTAGCTTGTCAAGCTAAGGGTCATGGGTTCGAGCCCCATACGGATCGCTATGGAAACATTACAAAGCATATTAGAAAATAACTTTTATATGACGTGGGAATCAGAACCCGGTATAGGCACTGATAAAGGTGGTTATATTGGAGAACATGATTATGTAAAAGGATTTTATGAGCAAGAGTTCGTTAGATATCAAGACAAAGATGTTACTTTGTTAGAGATTGGTATCTTTGGTGGTGCTTCGCTCGACCTATGGAGCCGTTACTTTACAAAAGCTCAAATCACTGGGATTGATGTTGCCGATAACATTGATTCTAAGTATCGGAACCTTGACCGAGTTACTCACATAATCAACGATGCTTATGACCAAAATTTTAGTGATACTCTGCCAAATTTTGATATTGTTATTGATGATGGTCCACATACTTTAGACAGCATGCTTAAGTGCATTGATTTATATCTTCCTAAAGTTAATGATGGTGGTGTATTTATCATTGAAGACGTACAAGATACTTCTTGGTTCACTGTTCTGACTGATAGAGTCCCTGAAGAACTTAAATCTAACATCCAATATTTAGACATAAGAGAGAACAAAGGCCGTTGGGACGACCTTATGTTCATTATCCGTAAGTAGTATCAATGGGACCAAAGATTTTAATTACAGGTAGTGAAGGCTTCATGGGTCAGCACCTAATGAATAAGTTCCCAGGCTCACGTGGTATGGACAAGAAGTCCGGTGAATCAACTTCAGATTTTGCTCTACTCAGCCAGATTTGCATTGATTATAAACCCGATATGATTGTTCATTTGGGCGCAAATTGCTCAAGCCAAATTTCATTGAGACAACCAGACCTTGATTTCTATGATAACGTAGTAGGAACTTTTAATGTATGCGAAATTTCTCGTATTTTTAAAATTCCTGTGATTTTTAATTCAACCATGAAGGTATACCCTGGTGAAGATGGGATTGTTCCACCGTATGGTGTATCGAAGCAAGTTGGTGAAGATTACTTAAGAATGTATCATGAGGTCTATGGTACCAATTATGTAATCAATCGCCCCTCAAGCGTATATGGGCCACTCCAGGATGGTTCTGAAGACGGTGGCTGGTTCACTTGGTTTATTGATGCTGCTGTTAACAACAAGCAGATTACTCTGTTCGGAGATGGTTCTCAGAGCCGTGACGTTCTATATATTGATGACTGCATTGATATGCTTGCAGACCAGGTCAACAACTTTGATTTGTACAAGAATCAAGACTACGACTGGGGTGGTGGCAGAGAGAACTTAGTATCTCTTAACGAGTTACTCGGCGTACTCGATTACCACAACACTGTTGAAGCTCCAAGACTTCCTGGTGATGTTATGGAGTTTGTAACAGACAATACAAAAGCATCATCTATTAACAATTGGGCACCAAAGGTTCACTGGACCGAAGGACTTGAAAGAACACGCGCATGGCTAAAATCATTGTAGTTATACCTAATCATCTTCCTCATCTTGATTTTCTCAAAGAATGGGATGAATTAAAAAACGTTGAGTTGATCATCGTCCAAGATATCGGTGATAAACCTGCTATCCCAGAGGGATTTAATGGCACAATTTACGACCATGCTGATATTAAGAAGGATCTTGGTAAGAATGATTGGATTATCCCTACTCGTTCGAGCGCGTGCCGTAGCTATGGTTACTATAAAGCTTGGCAGGCTGGTGCAGATTATATCTACACGCTTGACAACGATTGTTTCCCTGACGGTAGCCAATTCCTTTCAGGGCACCTTGAGAACCTAGAGGGAAGCACAACGCTCGGTTGGGTTACAAGCACACTCCAGCACCCATTTACACGAGGATTCCCATACGGTATGCGTGGTAAGAACCCGATTGGTGTTAGCCATGGCCTTTGGAGCAAGGTTCCTGATCTTGATGCTGCCACAAGCCTACACAATCCTGATCTCCGGTTTACTCCTGTAACTGAAGATGATTCTTTCATCATTCCTCTGCACAACTATTACCCAATGTGCGGTATGAACCTTGCATGGAGAGCTGAGCTTACTCCTGTAATGTACTTTGGTATCTTTGGCCCTGACTATGGGTTTGACCAATATGATGACATCTGGGCTGGTGTTCTTTCCAAGAAGGTCATGGATCACCTTGGCTATGCAGTACTTTCAGGGTATCCTTCTGTTGAGCATCGTAAGCAAAGCAATGTTTATGTCAATCTTAAGAAGCAAGCACCAGGCCTTGCTATGAATGAGACATTCTGGAAAGCTGTAGACGCTACCGAGCTTACTAGCACTGACATTGTTGGTAGCTATAAGGAGCTCATCGAAAAGCTTCCAGATAAGTTTGACACAGAACCAGAAGGCTGGACCGCTAAGTTCAAGGATGCTGCTCTTAAATGGATTAATTTGTTCTCATGATCAAAGCAACACTAAAAAGAGAATACAATTATAAAGTAGTTGTGGTGATTCCTGCAGGCCGTAAAAGATACATGGAACTTGTCTTACCCAGGCTTCTTAAAGAGACCGATGTTATTGATGAGATCAGATATTGTATAAATACTAATGTTGCAGAAGATATTGAATGGATGAATCAAGTTGCTGAACAATATCTCCCACTCATCACGCTTGACAAACGCTTAGGCATCGAAAGTTATCAGGCGTATAGGCTCAGAGATTTCTGGAGCGATTTAAGAGATCCTAATACTATCTATATCCGTTTAGATGATGACATCGTCTGGTTGGAAGATGATTTCTTTAAAAAAATGCTTGAATTTAGGGTGAAGCATCAAGAATACCTTTTTGTGTTACCAAACATTGTAAATAATTCAATCACTGATTATATCCACCAACACATCGGTGCTTTTAATATTCCAGAGTTTATTAATTATGATTGCCTAGATAAGGTAGGTGTTCTTGATGGTGAGGTCGCTATAAAGAAGCACGAGAATTTTATCGAACATTATAACAATGATACATTGGAAAGTTATAAGTTTGATAAATGGATCTTGAGAGAATATGAGCGAATTTCTATTAGCTCTCTCTGCTGGTTTGGTAACGATCTTATTGATGTAGAAGTAGACCCAGATGAAGAGAATTTTATTGCTTGTGAACTCCCCAAACGTTTAAATAAACCAAACATCATTAATGGTAATGTTCTAGCTGTTCATTTCGCTTTCCACACGCAAAGAGAACACATTGAGACTACCAATACATTAGAAAAATATGTTAAGCTAGCAAAATGATTAAAATAGCCATTAGTTCTGTAGTAAATTACAGCAATATGACTCTACCAGTTGTTATCCCATCTTTACTAAATTCTGGAGTAGATCCTAAAAACATCTATATTTTTGAAGGTGGTTATTATGAAAGATCCGTCGGTGAATATCTTGGAGCTAATCATATTAAGGTCGATCATAACTCATTTGACTATACCGCTCTTATTGACATCGTAGAGAATGAAATTGAATCAGAATATTGGTTCTTATTGCATGATACATGTGTAGTTGGTGCAGAGTTTAATTCTCTGCTCCAAAATATCCCAGAGAATAAACCAAATGTAATCTGTATGTTGGGTCATCATCCCGGAACTATGAATATATGCAGCTATAAATACTCATATCTTTTAGAAAAAAAAGAACAAATTATAAAATTAAAAAATCATGATTATAGTGCAGAAGGCACAATGCAAGCTAAGATTGTAGCAATTGAAGCAGAAAATTCGCTACAAGGTGGATCAGTTATCTATAATCCCGATAGGTTTACTGATATTTGGACAGAAAAAGTTGAAAACCCCTATAAAGAAGATGGCATTGAAAGAAACTTGCGTTATTTTAACAATCTAGATGTTTATAAATATCAAGCAAATTATGGTCAATGGCCTAGAATAATAGAATTATAATTAGTATCTGTATAAATTGTGCCCAGATACAAATACAATCAGCTATACTTGAATTAGTTTTACAATGCTCGGTAACTCAGAGGCAGAGTACTCGCCTGTTAAGCGAAGTGTCGTAGGTTCGATCCCTACCCGAGCAGCGGAGCATAGGTCCAGGTTCAATTCCTGGTCGCCCAACAACGATGGGTGATGGTGTAACGTTAGCACAATGTTCATGAATTTAGGATCGGTGGCTGAGTGGCCGAAAGCAACGGTTTGCTAAACCGTCGTACCGCGAGGTACCGGAGGTTCGAATCCTCCTCGGTCCGCTGTATACTAGACATAAAGGAAGTATTATGGATAAGAAAGAAATAAAGTTCAATATTCCTCTTCGTTTGTACCAGAGAATCAATCGTGTCTCTGAAACCTTGGGCTATACTGATGTAGAGAAGTTTATTAGTTATTATATGAGTCTTAGCTTCCAGGCATTTGATACGCCTGAAGAGTAGCGCAATGAGGGATCGTCCAATGGCAGGACAACAGATTTTGGTTCTGTGAATCGGGGTTCGAGTCCCTGTCCCTCAGCAAATCGATGGGTGGCGGAGTGGCCAAACGCGGCTGGCTGTAAACCAGCTCCTTCGGGTACGGGAGTTCGAATCTCTCCCCATCGACCAGTGGCAAGGAAAGTAAACGGAGAATGGGCAACAAGGGTTTGGCAGACGTGCTGGTAATTCCTTTGTGTATACCTCACCGGCCATTAAAACGAAGTAGCGACCAGTAGTAAACTTAAGCTAGGTTGGTTAGAAAATAATAAGGAAAGCATTTTTAAGTATTTAAATTTATAAATAAGCGGGGGGACGCAGACGGTGACGCGGGAAAGCTTATATCTTTCTGATTGAGTGGGTTCAACTCCCACCCCCCGTACAATGATCTTCGACTACGTATGTTCGATTCGTACTGCCCGGACCATTTAAAACCACCTTTGATTCATAAGAGATAATAGGCAATAAAGCCTAATGTCCAGCGTTCCTATGGGAACATAATGAGGAGTAACACGATGACTTCGATGTTCGACTATGATGACACAGTAAACTTAGCTTTTGATGCCAAGATTGCTGGTAAGAATTTGGTGATTGCCAAGCATGAACTACTTACTAAGACTGGTGACTTTTTGTTCCTAGCGCACAGTGATCGTGAACTTGCTCTCCGTATGGGTATGGTTGAAGAAGATATTGAGAAGGCCGCTCATCGTAAGATGGCTAATATCAGTGACTCTAAGGCTAAGTTAGTCCGTGCTGTCTATGAGGAATGGCAACTACGTCACGCCAAGTGCACAACTTGCGTCAAGCAGGTTAAGTAGTATTAATCTACTATTATAAGTTAGGTTAATATGGATAATAAGTTTAATTCTAAGAATGCTGTTGACGCTATTGATAGCGATCGCTTTAACTATAGAAAAATTATTGCATCAGAGATTGGGTCGCAAGATCCTAATAAAATAATGCACCCCGGTGCCATGCCGCTCTTCGAGAATGATGACGAAGCTTACCAGTATTTATTAAGTGAGATTAAGAACGATAAGCTTCGAAGAGAAAATAAGAAGCAAGAGATACAAACAAAGATAGAAAAAGGGGAAGCTACTGTACTTCAGCCAAGCCCCGGAATGTATCCAATAAATTTCAGGGAAGAGCCTAGAGACATAAAAGTGGCTTTAGACCCAAGAATTAGTTCTACTAGCTATGATGACCATTTCCATGATTATAATTCAGAGTTTGATCCAGATGACTATGAGCATCAACAAGGTATTGATGATAGATTCATAGGCGATTATGCTAGAGAATCAGACGGATTTGGCGATGATGATAGCTTAGAACAAATGCTTAGAACAGAAAGCTGCGAGTATTGTAAGGGTCGTGGATGCGATAGCTGTAAAATCCCAGAAGAAACTTCAGAAGATTCCACCCATGAACTACATGGTTTTCATGAAGATGAAGATGAAGGCGCCACAGATGATGACAACGAGAGCATAGACGAAGATAAAGTCGTTTGTCCTTCATGCGATGGTATGTCAAGTATCAATAAGCTAGAAAAGCATGTTTATAATGACACTCATTGCTCTGGATGCAAGACTAAAGACTGTGGTTCAGACAAGAGCAATAGAGCTCCTCATTGCCGTGGATGTGGGAATGTTGAAGGATGCGAAGGTAGATCACGTCAAGAGTGGACAAACAAAGACAAAGATGGCAACCTAGTAAACGTCTGTAAAACATGCGGCAATGAAGGTGAAGTCACTCCAAACGTTGCTTACTCCATTGAGAGAAATGATGAATCTACCGAGGACGAAACAAGCGGGGCTCCAAAGGGCAAAGGCAGTGTTCAGCCAAAAGAGATCACTGTAAAACATGATACTAACGCAGAAGATTTTAGTGATCCAATTTTACCTGATGATGAAAATAATCCAGCAGTTTCTTCTGCCATGGATAAATTAAAGAGCTTAAAAAAGATTAAAAAACCTTCAAAATCATCAAGACCGAGCACGGCTTTTTCTAACCTATTTGAATCACGATCGTTGGAAAGAAATTTAGATGATTCAGAGTCTGAAGAAGTACCCAAGGTAGAAGAGCCATCGATTAGTGCAAAGAAACATCCAAAAGATTGCATACTTTGCAAGGGCACTGGAATCTTACCAGATGATGAAATAGCTAAAGTGAATAAAAGTGATGAATACAAAGAAGGCATCGCTGAGATCAGAAGAAGCACGCCAGATAAAACTGAAGCTAGAGAAAAACTCAACGATTTCATGGAAGACCAGTACGCATGCAAAGGGATGACTGATGTCGGACGCTGAATACGATCCAAACGCTAATTGTTGGTTGTACGACTTAAAGAAAACGCTCCCTAGCCGTACGTTTAAAAAACTTTATGGTGATTGGGGCCCCTGTGATGATCAGGATAGAACGACGCCTGATTTCTTAGCGCAAAGGAACGAACGTCGTGGTGACCCAGATTATGAAGAAAGCCTGAAAAGAGATAAGCCAAAAGGTCGTATCTTGCTTCAACGTACTGGAACAGATGTAGTGCATTGCTGTGATAACCATGCTAATCCAACAAGAAAAACTCATGTTTTTATGGAAAATGTTATGAATTCTTTAAGGCCATTGAACCAAGACGAGTCTCCAGAGATGCAGAGACGAATCAGTGCTCGTGGTGATATAGAAAAAGAATCGATTCTTAGAAGGTATAATAATTCTATTAAACAAAAAACTAAAGAAAAGTTTAATAGTAGGAGTTTAAGCATTGATCCATCGGAGCATGACTGGAGTTCTGACCCAATCATAGGTTTCGATGATATAATACCAGATATTGATGTCCCAGATGAAGTCCCTACACCAAAGCCATTAATTTCTCCTAAGAAAGATATAATTCCTGAGCAGCAAGAAGTTGCTGTTACTCCCTCATCGGTTCCAGAAGAAGATATTGTTCAGAAACCAAAACCAAGACTTTGGGATAAATAGGTAGATACTAAACTATGTTTAAATTCATTTTTGCACAAAAAAAGACCGCTGCTGGTGAGAGAATCGTTGTTAACATGCAACAGCATGATAATGAACAAAAAGAACTAGAAGCTCAGGCTCTGCGTAAGCCATCTAAGGGTAATACGCCGACAGAAACGATCATCAATAAACCTACACCTAGAACGATTAGTAGATCTATGTCAACGGTTCTTAGATTGCTTGATCAGTCTAACATTCGTGATAATAAAGGCACAAATGTTGGTCAGACCGCTACGAGTAAAGACCTAGAGCCAGATGATTTTACCAGTCTGATTAAGACTCATGGTGGTAAAGAATCTTTGCATAAAATCATTGGTTCATTATCAGACATTCCTTATACCGTTGGCGATGGGTTATGTGTTTGTGGCAATACACGAGATAAGCATGTCGATAGAGAGACTGCTGCTTCTTTCAATACTAGTAACCCAGATAACCATTTAGAAATCCATGAGTTTACACCACAAAGAATTGGTGGACAACCAGGTAACAAGTTCAGAGCAAGCCAATCAAAACTACTTGATATGCTTCGACCAGTAAAGCAAGAAGATGGTTCTGAAAAGAGTGATTTCGCGAAAGTGTTTGACTCTAAAGACGTTGAGGGTGATTATCTCCCGATGACGCGTGTTGGTACAAAAGGTATAAAGTTCAATCGTTATGAAACTTGGGCTGATGCACAAAGAGGCCGTGGTCAACAAACTCAGAACTTTTTAACAAAATATGCTAATAAATTATCTAAGTGCATTTACTGTGGATTCAATGGTAAAAAAGAGCCTAACCAGCGAGATAATAGTACATTATGCGGTGATTGCGAAAAAGGTAAAATAACGCTTAGAAGCAAAGTGGGTGCTGACGGTAAAAAGACAAGAGTTCCTTTTACGATTGGCCTCGGTGGTGGTAAGCAAAAGTATTTCGATGAAGAAGATGCCCCAGCCTGCAAGAGTTGCGAAGGTAAGGGTTCTAGGACCAATAGCTACAAAACTGGTGAAACACAAGTAGAATGCTCTTCTTGTTCTGGCTCTGGTAAAGATACTTCTGCTTTTTCTTGTACAAATTGCCATTCTGATAAAGGCAGTATTCCTTTAACGCCCGATAACACGTGCCCAAATCCTAAATGCAATGAAGGTTATGTTCTCAACGAAGGTAAAGCTATTAAGCCTAGGCCTAGAGTCAATGAGTTCGCAAAATCTTTCATGGGTAACCCACGTTTTGCTACACTTTTTAGAAGTTCTATGCCTGCTAATACTGGGGTGGACACTTGGAAAGCCCATGGCGATAAAGATTGTACACGTTGCCATGGTGATGACGAACATCAGACAGAGCACGGTCTACCATGCAACTGTAGGATTGGAAGTTTCGAAGATACAGACACCTTACCAAGTGGTATGAGACTGATTCACCCTGAGCATGTAGATATCCCAGATTTTCATTATTTACGAGCGATGAGCGATGCTTATGACGGTGATCTTGCGTCTAGCCCACATGAGATCCATCACATGCCTAACCTTGAGGACCCCGAAACAAATAAAACACCATTTGAGCAATATGGTACTGGTTCGCGACAGGAGTACGGTCAAGGACAACGACCAATCGATCAAAGAATGTTTCTTGGAGTCTATTCAAACGGTAAAAGAGTTCCTAAGTCTGTGATCGATAGATTGAATGTGAAAAGTAAAAAGAATTGGTCTAGTGCCAATGCAAAGTACTGTGCTTCTAGCGCAGACCTCGCTGACTTGAAAGAAGAGCTTAAAGATATTAAGAGTTGGCCTGATGTCGTTGCTGAACGTAAGCCATTGAAGCTTAAGTTGCGTAAGACTAGGGTGAACGAAGATGACTTCCCAGAGTCTATAAAAACTCCTGTAAGTTCTCTAGAGAGTGCTGTAGGAAGCTTATCCGACTCTGCCACTGGTAAATATAATGATCTTCTTGATACCATGCACAAGCATTTAACAAAAGCAGCTATCCCAAGCAACCCCAATAAGGTTGAAGACATGACACGCTGGCGTAAACTTAGTCAGACTCTTTTATCAGAAGTTGGCAGAAGCCATGGAGAATCTTCAAGAAAATCTATCGAAGAATCAATCTCTAATTTCCCCTCAATGAGCCCTAAGGGTGCAACATCCACAGAAAGCGAAGAGGCCACTCAGAATGTCTAAGAAGAAATTTAATTCAAAGATCGTTGTAGCAGCCGGTGAGTATGAGGGTCTTAGTACTGAAGAATTAAAATCAATGGGCATGCAAGTCCATGAACCAAAGCCTCGAGAAACTTCTAGTTCAGAAGAGGCAGGTGGTAGGCCACAGTTCTCGCAACTGCGTACTGTCAGTAGAGAACCTCTTCAAAGAGACCCTATAATCAATTATAGACCCGATCGAAACTTATCTGCTGAAGAGCGAGTCGAAGTATCACGGGTTGATCCTGAGGAATTTGAAGCTAAAAAACGTAAGATTTTAGAAAACAAGAATCCTGAATCTATCGCTAGAACTAGCAGACAACGTCAGAATAGAAGTGATATGCACTTGAAGAGAGCTGTGCTCTCTTTGATCGATCGAACAGCTAGAGAAGCTTATCCATGCACCGATTGTAATGGTGCTAAAAACGGTGGTAAGCCAATTGTGCCCACCGAAAGTGACCAAACACCAGAATTCTGTAGTTGTGGTAATACTGGTACTTCTTTAAAAAATCCGTTAAGAGATGTTTTTAATTTAAAGAAGTATGCTAAAAATCACAATAAAGCAGCAGCTTACCACGAGAAATATTGCACAGAAAGAGCTTGTGGTACAAGATGTGTTCTAAACGCTCACCCATTGTGTGGTCACACTGATTCACAATGCAATAGCAGCTGCAAACACTATGCTGAACCATGTGGGCATATAGAAGAAAACCCAGAAGATAATTGTAAATCTTGCAAAAATAGAGGCATGATTGATAGGTTCCGTGCCCGAGCAATTAATTCTGGCGGTGAAGAAAAGCTGGATGAAAAACAGACGCACAGTAGACCTGGGTCTAATCCTGATGTTGCTAGCGTAACTGCACCGATCTCAGTAGTAGATGGCTTTAAACCGATTGCTACTGCATGGGATATGTTGGGTGGTAGGGAAGATAGCCCCATCCAAAAGTTTACACCAATAACTTTTACAAACCATGATACGTCTAACCCAGATGCTGATACAAGAGAAGGTGAACATCAACCTAATTTTGAAACTTATTACACATCAACTGCAGACCAATACACGGGTGTTCCTAGGACTCCTAAGAATGAGCATGGAATATCTCGGATCATGCCATCGCATAATACACCAGAAAACTGGTTTAAATCGATTTTTAAACAAAAGCTGATAAGAGATGATTCATCGTCTGTACGTGGTTATAAAGACAAACAGATGTGTGGTGTGGTCACGCACGTTAATAGAAGAGGTACAAAGTGCCATATTCTTGTCCGTGGCAATAACCAAGAAAATATACGGTCAGAACGCGGTACCCGTACACTTGGTCGACCAGATAGGAATATAGCCCTCGATGCTGGTGAGGGTATTAATCAATCATTCGATCGTGATTCTTCCGCCGAAGATAATCTGAAGAGATCAAAATTCCAACAGCATGTTTCTAATTTGTTCGATCATCTAAGGCCAATGCATGGCGAGCTGTCACCCGAGGATAGAGGCAATTGGATCTATTTGCGCAACGTTCCGATCGATAAGGTTGCTCGAATCAGCGATGTTACAGCACCACTGTTAGCAACTTCGGGGCATGTTATGCAAAATATAGACAAAAGTAAAGTAATCGATGGCTATAAAGGTAGTTCAAAGATTAAAGCTAAGACGATCTATAGAAGATCTTTGGGTATTTCAGCGCAAGAGTTTAGAGAAGGTGCCATTACTACACCCAGTAACTATGCTCGTAAAGCTATGAAATATTTGGGTAAAGATGCTCATAAGGCGCTCGATAAACTTGGAATCGATATAAAGCCTGGTCATCCTGAAATCCTATTGCCCGACGTTCTTGGTGCTGATTCTATCCCAAGCGTTAAGAAGCCTACTGACCGTGAATTAAAACCAGTAGAACCAAGTGGCAAGCAATTTAGCCAAACGGAGCTTCCAAAGTTTAAGATTGACATGCCTATACCAGATATGCCTGACGAAGTCGATTCTATGTCATCTGAAGAAAGTCAAAAAGACTTGCACGACACTTTGAGGAAGCACCTCAGAAGGAACCTGAGTGAAAAAGAAATGAATACTGCTATCGAAGGTTTTACTGAACAAGGTGGCATTCGCGGTGCTCTAAAGAACCTGGGAGAATCCTCGGGCGTAGACGAAGATGAGGATTATTAATGAATAAGAAGATAAGTTATATAGAGCCAAAGGATGCTCCAGCTGGAGTTCCTTGCAGATTCTGTGATATGCCTGCTAACACCGATGGGCTTGGACCAGTCTTTATTGATGGAACAGCTGTTGATAAGAAAAGGCCATTATTCTCACACGCCTATTGCCTGTTGAATTCTGGTGGATTAAAACAAGATAATCAAGATTTCTCTCTGCAAAATTTATTGCCTAACAATCTAAAGAGTGACAAAACGAATAATTTAGATGGTATTGCACCAAAGCCAATAATGACTGCTAGCTCAGAAGAAGATATCTGGGCTTTTGCTAACAAAAACCGTTTTTTTACTGCAAATGGTAACAAAATAGATGGTGTTGACCCAGCTGTTCAACCCGACGCCAAAGAAGAATACGCGGACGATGGTACTGGTGCTCCAATACCTCCAAGCAACTAAATAATGTAATTTATAACAGTACATACCATAGAGTGTGTATCCTCGTATAGGAGAAAACATGGAACCTCGTTTAAACATCAAAGTAGCTAGCCTTTTCGATAAGAAAGCTGACGCTTCGCCAGACAATAACTTTCAAGACCCAAGCCAGCAATGGATTGGTGACTTTATTGACGAAGACAGCAACCACTTCGATAAGAACATGCAGGCTTACGAAGAGCAGCGTCAAGGCTTAGGTGATCAGATCCAACGTTACGTTGATGAATCTCACATGCACGCCACTGACGCGAACCCTGCTTCAGACCCAGTACTTATGTCACAGAATCCTGCTTTAGTCAACAGTCGTGATCTCCAAGATGTGCCTACTAAGGCTGCTAGCAAGATTGCTTCACAATCTAAGGGTTTTCGTAATAGCCAAGCACGACCTGATTTTACAATGGGTGTTGTAGCTAACACGAACAAGGGAACGATTGTAGAATCACGTGTTGTTGCTGAGACACCAACTACTAAGATTGCTGGAACCGTTATTGCCGTAGGTGACCGTGAGTTCGCTGTTGTTTGGGATGACCGCACTGCCTCTGTAGAACGCAAGAGCGATTTCGAATTGGTAATTGCCGAATAACGACATGTTTAGAACTAAAAAAACTAAGATCATTTCTACCCCTGTAGAAGAGGTCCTTGAGGTTGAAGACCCATTTGTTGAGGAAGTAAAAAATGTTGTGCTTCCTCAACAAGTGGCCAATATAGAATTTTTGACTGTTGATAGCAACAATGGTGACATCCATTATGGTACATTGATTGATTATGACGAAAATCTTTATCATTATCAATGGGATAATAAATCGAAACGTATAATGCGTTTAATCGGTGTAGAGATCAACAAGTTAACTTGGGATCTTTGTGATGATGTGTTGCAGAAGTATTTTGTAAAAGCTAAAAAGCCAAAAGCTAAAGAGCCCATCGGACCACAAATCGAATCGATAATCAAGGATGCTTTGGTCCCAGTATCAAATGCGTTTAAGAATATTGATAATAAGTTGGATAAAGCATTGATTGCAAAAACAACGCCAACTCCAATTCAGCCTCCAATGCGAACGCAGCAACCACAACAGGTTCAAAGACCACAAACTATTCAAGCATCATCGAACCATGATGCACCCGCTATCAATGTCGCAGACGATGATATCAGTATTAACGCGTTGAGATTTTTAGAAAATTCACAAGATGATGGCCTAGGTATAGATTACATGAGCCTCTAGGAGAGATTATGAACGTCGCAGAAGGTAAAGGCCCAAAGCAAACAAAAAAGACTTGGCCATTGGGCCAGTTCGTTACTATCTACGGTAATGATAGCACCCCAGGAGCGGTAAACCCAGCGATTGTTCCATTCCCCACCTCATTTAGTGCTAGTGGTGTTGGCTACTCGACTACGAGCGGCAACGTTGGCTATGCTCAACCAGGTGCATTAAACCCAGGACTCAACCTCAACGTCAACGGCAATGGTGGCGTCGATGTAAGTTTTGTTTGTGCTCCTGATGCCCAGACAGCTTTAACAGACATACAAGCTATAACTGTCGTGCTTAATGCAGAAGCGAGTTGGTCTGGTACGTCTTCCTTGGCTTTGCAAGGAACCTATGATAGATTCACACCAAACTCATATTTCTTGAATGCAGCAGCATTATCTGGAAGCTATTCATCCACTAACTGGGCAACCATAGTAACTGGTACTATCACGACTGCGAATACTCCTGTACTGATGAAAGTTCCATCAACAAGCGGTTATTATTATAACGCTTATAGAGTTATAGCTTCAGGTGGCACAGGGATTATTGATTGGGCTATCCCTGGTATGTTTGCTGACCTCAGTGCTATGCAAGTTGGTCAAGAAGCGAACTGGATCGATGGTGGTATTGGTCAACCCAATATTGCTAGTAATAGCAACATCACTGCGTCTGGTGGTTCTGTAACCAGCTCAACTAAGTCCTCAGTAGCTTATTCGAACATAAAGTCTAACGAAGATTACATAGGATAGGAATACCATGGAACGTGAACAGAATATAAGAACAGCCAAGATTCGTCTAGTTGGTGCTAACTTCGATTTCAATGGTAACCCAATCATCCAGAACAAGGGTGGCGGAGTAGTGCGCTTCAGTGGTAACATAGATCAATACCCATGTGGTCACCAGTCTATCCCAGGCGTAAATGCCTGTAGCTGCACACTTTACTAGAAAGATCCTTTAATGGCATCAAAAGACTGGAGTGCTTCAACGGAATTAAACCGTATGAAGACAGCTGGTATCACGCTACCAAAGAACCCTATCGCTGGACGTGTTGCCGCACGAGACATGCTTGACAGGGCTAAGACCAGTGGATCAATGCTTAATGAAATTGGTCCAATGGCTACAGCTTTGGGTGGTCCGCCAGAAGGACGCCAACGTCTAAACAACTTAAAGCAAGGTTTTAATCTAGAGGGTGTTGCTAACACTCCTAATAGAAGATTAGCTGCAGCGACTGGATCAGATGCCCAATGGGCGCTTCCTAAGCTGCATGATCCATTTGAATACTGGCGTGAGCGTTGCGTTTTACCGGGGGAAGAAATTACTCTCCTAGATGGTCCAAAAAAGATTGAAGACGTTACCTACGGTGATCGAGCTCTTACCCACATGGGTAGATATCGTCGTGTACTTGATCTTGGCAACCAAGAGTATGAGGGTAAAGTTTATCAACTGAAGCCTCGTTACCGTACTGCTATCAACGTTACCGCTGACCACCCCATTTGGACACTTCGTGAAGATGGTGGACAATTTATTCATGTCCAGGATTTAAAGCCAAACGACAAAATTCTTTTCCCAGTAGACCGCCGTATCGAAGATAAAGAATTCATTAATCTTACAGAAATAATTGATCATTCTGATTTGGTTATCGAGAATGGTTATTTCACTCGCAAGTTAAGCGAAAAGTATGGTGCAGCACCAAAGCGTCTTCGTGGGAAACCAGGACGACCAATTAATTCATTGCCAGTAGAGATTGAATTAACTGATGATTTCCTATGGTTTCTTGGTCTATATATTGCTGAAGGATCTACTGGTGGACCGGACAATAAGACAATTCACATTGCTTTGTCCACAAAAGAAACAGATTTAATAAATAGAACAGTAAATGTCCTTGAAAAACTCACTGGCAAAGTAGCAGATATTCGTGATCATACAAAATATGGTGATAATTCTGTAATTGTTGAATTAGCGAATCTTCCATTGTCTCGTGCTCTACCAATTCTTTGTGGTAAGGGTTCATATAACAAGCATTTCCCAGAGTGGGCACAATTTTTGCCAGAAGAGAAGCAGAAAGCCCTTCTTCGTGGGTACTTCGATGGAGACGGCTGCTACCAGCCAGATATCTCTTCTTGTTTTACTTCTTCTAACCATTTGCGTGATCAAATTCTTCAAATGATGGCCAGAAATGGTTTCTTCCCTTCTGTGTATCACAGAACAACTAAGTCATTCTCAAAGAAGATTGACGGCAAGAATATAGTACTCAGCCGAACAGAAAATAGTGCATTCCTTAACTGGATGGACATCCACATTTTTGATGAGATCGATGATGATGTTATTGTCAAGCGTGGACGCAAATACCCAATCGAACACGTTGCGGAAGGTGTATGGATTCCAGTTGAAGAAGTAATCGAATCGGATTACAAAGGTACTATTTATAGTCTGACCATTACAGAAGACCACTCATACTGTGTTTCTGGTATTGCCACGAGAAACACATGGTGGTTCAACATGGAGGACCCTGATGAACAAACTCGTAAGATTCGTGACTGGGCTAGATTACTCTATTCTACTCACCACCTTGTACCTAGTTTAATTGATATCTATACTAGATTCCCTCTCCTAGATATCGAATTGGTTCACCCAGATAAGCGGATCGCTGATTTCTATAATGAACTATTCTTTGATAGCTTAGACTACCAAGAATTTCTTTTTGACCTTGGCCGTGAGCACTGGACTGTTGGTGAAGTATTCGCTATGGGTTCTTGGCATGATGGTATTGGTGCTTGGGAAGAAGATGAGATCATCAACCCCAATGATGTTATCGTCGCTAAAAATCGTGCTCTCAGAACTTATCAATATCATGTTAAGGTCCCTGAAGAAATTAAGCGCCTTATCGAACGTCGTGATCCTCCGCAAGAGTATGCAATGCTTATGCAACTCTACCCAGATGTTGTAGCCTGGGCACGACAAGATAAAGAGATTCCTGTTTCAGATGTAATTATGAAGCAGATTAAATTTAAGTGCGTTGTTGGTTCTACTGATATAATGACCCCAACTGGTCCTGTCCAGGCAAGAGACCTTGCTGTTGGCGATGAAGTGCTCGCATGGGATGAGACTACGAATAAGATTGTTCGCAGTACCGTTAGTCACCAAGGTATTAATGAACCAGAACCAATCTATTGGATCACAACTAAGCAAGGTCGAAAGATTGGTGTTAACTCGGAGCACCCATTCCTTACTGATAATGGCTGGGTAGAAGCTGCCGATCTTTCTATCGGAACAAATTTGTTGGTCGGCCATTCGTATAATCCTGAGATGATTAGCAATGTATCGACCGATGAAGCAAGATTCTTTGGTTTAATGGTTGGTGATGGTAGCTATGGCCATAAAACGATTATGTTCCACAATGAAGACAAAGAAATACTAAATTGGATGAATGAATTCGTTGCCGGATATAGTTGCAAACTATCGCAAGCCGGTGACCGTGAGATATCATTCGTTATTTCACAGGGTGAACAAACAAAAAATCCTAATTTAATCAAGAAATTAATCGTAGATGCTGGTATCAAGGGGCAAACTACTTATACAAAGAGAGTCCCGTCTTGTATTTGGGATGGTGGGCCTGAAGTTTGGGGAGCTTTTCTTGCTGGTTATCTAGATACTGATGGTCATGTTGACTCAAATGGCATGGTTGTATGGACTAGTATGAACCGTTCACTGCTTGAAGATTGTCAAACATTGTTGTCATTCCTCGGAGTAGAATCAAGAATCTATGACGTGCCTAAATATGACTATGCACCGGATTCTGGTTATGGTCACCGTCTAATTGTTGGCAAGCAAGAGGCTAAGTCTTTGCTATCTCATTATGTGCAACCGCTTTGTTCAAGAAAGCAAGTTCCTAACACTACGCCTATTAGAAATACACGCCCATCTAAATTCCCATATGATCAAATTGTAAAAATTGAAATGGGTATTGATGAAGAAACAATGGCCATTGGAATTGATGAGCACCATACCCACATTACTGCTGGCCTTGTAACGCACAATACCAACCCGTGGAGCGAGCATGGTACTCCTATCCTTCTTCGTGCTTTTCGTATGCTTATGCTTGAGGAGTCCCTTAACGCCGCGCAAGATGCTATTGCCGACCGTCTGTATTCTCCTCTTATTCTGGCTACTCTGGGTCTTCCTGACGTAGACCAAGACGGTCCATGGATCCCAGACGCCATGGAACTTCAAAGCCTGAGAGATGACCTCTCCATGGCTATCAACTCTGACTTCCGCTTGATGACCTACCACCACGGTTTGCAGATCCAAAACGCTTTTGGTCGTGAAAGTATGCCACGACTAGACCAGGATTTCCTCAGAGTTCAGACTAATGTCATGGGTGTATTCGGCATTGGTTCAGACCTCATTCAGGGCGGTCAAGGCGGCACTTACGCCAGTGGTGCTCTCAACCGTGAACTTATTACTCAAATGCTTAGCACCTACCAGCATAAGATTGAGAAGTTTATTCGTAGCCGTATGGAACCAGTCGCAGAAAGACAAGGTCACTATGAAATGCGTAACGTGGGCGGTCAGATGGTTCCTGTTATGGAAACTGTCCTCATGGTTGATGAAGAGACTGGTGCTGAATATGTTGAAGAACGACCCAAACTAGCAATCCCCGAAGTTAGATTCCGTAGTATGAACCTACGTGATGAGACCGTAGAACGTGGTTTCTTGCAGCAATTGAGCGCAGCTGGGTTCCCAATCTCTCTTAGCACTCTTGCTGTCAATATACCAATTGACTTCGACGATGAAGTTTCAGCACGAAAAGAAGAGAAGATTAAGACAGTCGTCGCTGAGCAACAATTTAAGAAGGAACTGTTCGACCGCTTGTACACGTTACAGCTTCCAATACCACCAGAATATGTGCAGGAATACCAGGCCTACCTTGCGATGCTTGAAGACCCATCGCTTGGTGCACAGCTTGCTCCAGGAGCTATGGCTGGCCTTGTAACGCCTCCAAGTGCTCCTAACATGACTGGCAATACCGCAGGCAATAGTGATGCCGCAGCTGGTGCTCAAGTGTACCCTAGCATCAATCAAGAAGCTCAACAGCGTCAACGCCCAGAAGAAAGCTATGAGCAGCGCAAAAATCAGCCTAAGCCTTCTAAAAAGGGTCCAAAGAATGGTCCTAAGAAGAAGACTGCATCTGTGTCCGGCTGGGATGAAGACGATGAGTTCGATGAGTTCACAGGCCGAGTTGAATACGGTGATCGTATGAAGTTTGCAGTGCCTTTTGAACAGAAGAAGCGTAAGCGTATGAAGCTCGCTTCTGGTATGAAGATTATTGTTGATGATAGCTATGAGAAGTTTGATGAAGATCAATTCAAACAAAATCTTGCATCATTGATCGATGATCCAATGATCACAGAACCAACAGACTTGAATGAACACAGTAGTGGTGAAGGCGGCATGGACCAGCCTGCACGAAAGCAAATTGATCCTACTGTAGAAGAACCTTTCCCAGCAAACGATTTATAACAACATGAATTATGCATTAATTAATAGATAATGCATTTTTAATCAGGAGTTTTAATGAGCACTCTTTTCAACAATGAGGCACCTCGCATTCTTCCTAAGTCAGCTTTTAATAAGAAAAGCTTTCTTGAAATTGTTAGTCCTTTAATTAAGCTTGACATTATAAAAGAGGGCGAGGGACTTAAGTGCCGCAATTCTCACAAGTTGGACCTAACAAATAGTATCTATGAAAAGATTGATGAAGAGTAATGCTTGCTTCATTTTTCAATACCAGCAATACTTGGTCCGGTTATATAACCAACATCTTCTTCGCTGCAGGTGGTATTTTTACTACCATCAAACTTACAGAAAAGTGGCTTAATAGACACAATTCTAAGAAGATGGAAACTTTAACTAAGCAGTTCGAAGAGTACAAAGAAGATATGGACGATAAGTTCGATCGACTTCTTGCTCAACACGAGACCAATGGTGGGAGCACGAGTAAAGACCAGTGGAACCGTGTGGAATCTATGGTGCGTGACATTAAATATGGTCAAGAAGAGCTACATAACCAAGTTGATGAAATTAAACAAAATTTTGCTGAACACAAGGGTTATCACAAAGGTCTCGTAGATAGAGAAGATTAATGCGTACTTTTAAAAAAGTAAGCCACTGGGATTTTCATCCTCATGTAAGAAGTGGTGATGAACGCACTCTAGGCGAAAAAGCAGCAGATGCAATGCGTCATGGTATGGGAAGTTGGCCATTCGTATTCTCGTTCATGATAATAATGTTTGTATGGATGACTTATAACGGTAGTAATAGTTCTCCGTTTGATCCTTATCCATTCATATTGCTTAATCTTGCTTTATCTACTCTTGCAGGTTTGCAAGGCGCGATACTTTTGATAGCAGCAAAGAGAGCTGACCGTATCTCTTCTGAACTGGCTTCTTACCATCTAAAGGTAAGTGAAGACCACAAAAAAGATTTAGAAGATCACAGAATCATGCTTGAAGAGCTTACAAAATTATTAAAAGAAAAATATTAATAATTCCAAAACATTACAACGATGTAAAAGCGTTGTTAAGACAAAATAGGTTATGAAGATGATTAAATTTGGCGCACCTACTGTAACCTTAATGGGAAGAGAGACCCTCGCTGGCAACTCTCAAAACATTGAGCTTCATAACGTTAATTTTGATGACTTCAATTTTAAACCTGAACCTGGTTATGTTTACGCTGTTTCTAGAGCTATCTCCTCTAGAGTGAATGCTAACTATGATGGTTGGCCTGTAGATCAAATTAAAAAGAGCTATAAGACTTTTGTTGGTCGTCCAATCTACGTAGAGCACAATAATAGTGACCCTGATCGTGCTCGTGGTGTAATCCTCGATGCTGTTTACCGTGAAAGCAAATTAGCTAGTGGTATAATTGATGCCAGCGTTTACTGCCTCATGGAAGTTGATGCACAAACATTTCCTAAGCTAGCTAGCTCAATCATGGAAGGCCAGCTCAACGCAGTCAGCATGGGAGCTGATGTAGAGGGTACTCAATGCTCGGCATGCGGAAAGTATGCCAGCAAGCCTTCCGAATATTGCACACACATCCCTCGTATGAAGGGTAGAAACGTAACTGTTTATAAAGAAGGCAAACGTATCGAGAGCCTTGTTTTTGAAAGTTGCATCAAGCCAAACTTCTTCGAGCTCAGCTTTGTATTCGAACCCGCTGATGAATCAGCTTGGTTACTTCACACGAAACGTTATTAATGCCAATCCTTAAATTATCTAACGAGATAAAGAAGATCGCCCTAGAAGTCGCTAGGGTGCCTATCTCTATTTTAGGTAATTGCCCTCAGTGCCAAAGCAACGCTTATAGAGATGGTATTTGCCCAGACTGCAGCTACATTGATCCACGAGTTCAAGAGGCAATCGCTGAATGGCAAAATGCAATGGGTATTCAACAAACGATGAAGGAACAGCAGCAGAGTCTTGCTGAGCAAAATCCTAGAGCTAAAGCAGCTTATCGTAGCTTATCTTTTGTCGATGTATTACCCGATATTTCTAGATCTAAAGTCAAATGTCCTGATTGTGGAGAGATGACTTTCAACAACGATTCTATGAAAAAGGGTGAATTATCGGGTTCTTGCGATAATCCTAAATGTAATAAAGAAATTGCTGGTGCCTTAGGATTTAAAAGACCTAAGTTCCTGGGCATAGATCCTAGGATGCTAAAAAAAGTACAACGCAACTTTTTAAGCCCAGCTGCAACAAAGATCGAAGATACTAAAAAAAAGCTTAAAAAGAGTGCCAAGGAACAATTTGATCCAGGTGCGATGCAAGACGATTCAATGAATGCAGCAATGGATGGCACCACAAGAATGTGGGAACTGCTTAAAGGCACTGCCGAAGTTGATGCACAGAATAAAAACGACGAAAACGCCAAAAATAATGAGGAGCTAACATGAGCCGTTTCGATGACGAGCTAATCAAGCAGGCAGAAAATGCTTATCAAGAGCGTGGTTTACCTGAGCCAACTACACCTGGTCTTAATTATGATCAGACATCAAACCTTAACTTAGATGGTCCTTACGGCCTTTCTAGCCAGGCTCCTGCTCCAGCAGAAGAAATTGCTGATTGGGAAGCTAACCAGCCTGCTACTCGTTTGCTCGATGTACGTGATCTTGATGCTGCTGACCCACCCACCAATGCTCCTGGTGAAATTGTTGGTGGACCTGGTTCTAGCGCCGTTTATTCAGAAGGTCAACCCATGTATGCTAGCATCAACCCCTTAGATGAGAGCCTGTACAATGTTTACAAGGCTAGTCGTGAGATCCGTGATGCAATCAACGATCAAGTTGATTTTGATTTTACTAACTTAGTCACAGCATCCAATGATGCTTCGACTGTATTTCGTTTTGCAAGCACCAACAGTGATGTAAAGCAAGTCGTTGGTACGATTGCTAGCATCGTCGTAGACATCGAGAATGACCTCTCGAACAATGGTGATTTCCGTCAGGCTTCTGCCGACCTTAAGCAGCTTGAGAGCCTTCTCGAGGATATTAAGAAGGTTGCTACCGCTGATTCAGATGACGACGCCGATGAAGAGTCAGATGAGAAGACTGCTTCTTCTAAGACTTGCAAGAAGTGCGATGGCGATGGATGCAAGAAGTGTGACAACACTGGCAAGAAGCTGAAGAAGAAAGCTACTAACGGTAACCAGGAAACGCTCCAAGTAATCGATGTCCGTGACCTTGATGACCAAGCTGGCGTTTTCGACCGTGACCGTGTTATGCAACCTGACCACAACACGAACGTGCTTGTACCTGAAGAGGTAAATGGTGAGGACGCTGGTTACGTACCCTTCTATAACGATGGTGCTGAGACTGGTCTTACTCCACAAGTAGATCACGACCGCAACCCATTCCCATACGATGGTACTAATCCTGCCTTTGTGCCTTACCAAAAGGCCGCTGCTGTAACACAGGCTGCTCGCGAGAAGATCTTTGAGAGTCTTCAAATCGTTGAGCGCCTTGAGAAGCTGGGCATGGTCCAACACGATGACCGTGCCAAGCACATTGCAAAGTTTGAGCAAATGTCTGATGCGAAGCTTGCTGGTTTCAAAGCTAGCTTAGAGATGCTCGAAGAGTCTGGGGCACGTCAACCTCGGAGCCAGAAAGTGGCAAGCGGTAATAACCGTATGCCAGAAATGGGTCGTATGACAACGGCCTCAACAGCGACTCGCCAGGACATCATGTCTGACGATTTTCTGATGACACTTTAACCAAATCCCCTACTAAGGAGAAAGAAAAATGCTGCAACTCAATAGCGTAGCCAACGTTGGGGTTCACCGTACGTGCACCCCACTGTACGAAAAGTACGAGGCTACACCATACAACACGTTCCTTGACCCCAATGACACGACAAACATCTACTCGGGTATGGTCATGTACCGTACCGGTCCAGATACTGTTGCTAATGCGGGTACAGTCGCTACGGTTACTGGTGCCAAGCCCTTCGGTCTTTCGGCTCTCGACCGCAACCCTAACATCGATGATGTTACTCAGGTTGGCGTCAACACATGGGCTGTCTGGATTGGTGGAGGCAACGCCTTCTTCACCCTGACTGCTCCTGCCTTTGACACCACTCAGAGTTACTCGATCAGCACCACTGGCGCTCGTACAATCTTGTACACCAACGCTAACGGTCAGATCACTTCGGTTTCTGGTTCCGCCAATACTCTTAGCGCCACCCCGGTTGCTGAGCTTATCGACGTTATCAGCCCCACACAGGTTGTTGTTCGTCTCATCCCATTCGGCGCTACAGCCTAAGGTATTTGAAAGGAAATATAATAATGAGTACTATCCTTCCCAATGGCGCAGTTGCCGAGCACCTCGCTCCGCGTACGGCCAAAAAGTCGGACGACTATGTCGCCAATATCTTAGAGGCGCAAGACCGTCTCGAGAAGTCGGCTGGTCGTAAGATTGCCACACGTGAAGAGAAGCAGCGTCGTCTGGCCGGTATTCTGGCCGACAAGGACAACTACATGGTCCGTCTGGGTCAGGGTATGATTGGTCCTATCCAGCTGAAGCTTCGTTACCAAGGTATGACCCGTAACGTTCTCCTGGAAGACCCATTAACCCCTGGTGTACCTGTCATGTACGACGTACTTGACGAGTATGGTCAGGCTTACATCTTGTCTGGTAACGAGGGTGAAGTTCGTGTCACTCCGTTCGAAGGCAAGAAGGTTCCAGTCCGTCTGTTCCGTATCGCCACCTTCCCTCAGATTAAGAAGGAAGACCTCTGGTACCTGCGTGTAAACATCGTTGAATACGCTCAGGACATGTCCAAGCAGGCTATCATGATGCAGGAAGATGCCCGTTTGATCACGGTCCTCGAAGCTGCCATCAACAACTATGCGGTTGACCCCAACCACGTTGTATCGCCTAACCACATCGTTAACGAGCTCTCGGGTTACATTACCCCTGACTCGATGTACGACCTGGTTGCCCTCATCGAAGTTCACCAGTTGGAAGCCAGCCGTTTGCTGTTCAACCCAATTGACTACCGTGACCTTTACAAGTGGGACATCAACCAGACCGGTTGGGCTTTCAAGGACCGTGTTGTTGCCGGTGAGCGTATCGTTCAGTTCGGTGGCTTCCAGGTTCAGCGTTCGATCGAAGTACCTCAGGGTACTGTCTACATGACCCCAAGCCCCGAGTTCCTCGGTGTCTTCCCAGTTATGTACTCACTCGACGTAGAAGAGAACCACACCCCAGAGAAGTTCCACAAGGGTTGGGTCATGGACGAGCTCGTTAGTGAGATAGT